CACCCACGGCAGCAAGGACCGCCAGCACGGCGACCCCCCAGCCCTTCAGGCGTGCGGCGACCGAAGCGAGGATGGCGATCACGGCTGCACCGCCTTCACTTCCTGCCGCTTCTGCCACAGCGCGTAGGCCGTCATTCCGGCCGCCGCGAGCGTCAGCGCGAGAACTGTGATGCGCAGCCATGACGGCAGCCCGTCGACGGCAGCCTGGACCTGCTGGACGGCCGGCGCGATCTGCTGAACGATTTCGGCCACCATGCCGAGCGACGCTGCCGCGACAGCCGTACCGGCCGCAGCCCCTTGCTTGGTCATGATCACATTCTTGGCCGGCTTGACGATACCGGCCAGGCGCAAGCCCTCGTCGATCGTCGCATCGTCGTACCAACTATTCACGGTCCTCAGCGGACCTTGGCCGTTTTCATGCCGGATGATCGCCTCCACGATACCCCGGCACGTATCGTAGTCGTGCACGTTGATCGTCGGGTCGTCCGGGCCGGTGCAGCCGGTCACGCCGTTGCAGACGATTTTCGCGACATGCCGGACGTAGGCATTGCTGTTGTTCTCGAATGCCGGTGCCCACCGCTCGATGATTTCGCGGACGGTGTCGATCCGCGAGCCGTCCTTCGCGCGACGCTTGTCCTGATACGTGATCAGTACCGTCGCGAGAGCGCGAATGCCCCATGCCGGGGCGATGAACTGGCAGAATCGGTTGTCGGAACGATTGGCTTTCGGTACGAGCCCTTGCCATGGGCTGCCCCACTCCAGGTTTCCCGGATTTTTGTTGCGGATTCCGCGAGGGGTCATCCCGGTTGGCTCTTTGATGGTCAGGCGGTCGCTCATGGTTCACTCCTTGTTGGGCTGTCGACGGAAGCTCACGCCGCTCATCAAGAGCGTGTCGAGCTTGTTGCTCACGTCCCGGATGTCGTTGCGAATTTCGACACGCAGGTTCTGAAGTTGCTCGGCGTTGGAGCGCGCCTGCGCGGACTGAATCGACTCGACGCGCCGGATGTCTTCTTTTGCGGCTTCGGCCTTGCGCTCTGCCTCGGTGATCCGCCTGTCTTGATCTGAAAATGCCTGCACGCCGAATGCCGTCGTCGCAGCCACCATCGTAACCACGGTGAGCAACGTCGGTACGTTCAAGGTCTTGTCGAACACCCAGCGGCGGCCGGTCGTGTGGTGTGTTTGCGCGTTGCTCATGTGGCCCCCTTACAGTTGTCACTATGCCATTCTGTTGTTCAGGTGAGCGTCAAAACGGTCGAACGAATGATGCCGTCGCTACCCATGACTTTGATCGTCAATTGAGTGTCGCTTGAAAGCTCGAAGACCAGATCGCCGATCGCGTCGGGTGCGGCCGACGAAGTTGGTTTGAATCCAACCGGACCGCTGAACATCGCGCCTGACAGCTTGGCCCGGTCGCCCATGTGTTCGACCCATGCCGAACCGTCGTATTCGAGCCACAGACTCGTGTCTTCAACATGAGCAAGCCATCCGACCTTGGGGGTGAGATAGGCCCACGCGCCGTTATCCCGAACCGCGATCGAATTGCCGTTCGCGTCGGCTTCAGGAACGATGTAGATGTCGCCATCGGCGGGAGTGCCGGGTAGGGAAGTTGTTGCCGATTTGACGGCCAACTGAGTTACAGCCGAGAGCTTCAGCCAGTTCTGATCACCGCCCGTTTTCCATGGGTCGCCTTCGTTCCAAAAGCCGGTGAGCCCGAGGCCGGGAAGCGTGCGTGATGCCATGGCCGTCTACCTCTCAAGTCGGATTCGATGTTTTGCCACCGATTTGTTGTTGATTGACATATATCAACTCGCGCAATTCTGCAATTTTACGTTGACAACTGGAAACGGGCAATCAGCCGTAGGCTTTGCCGTAATTCAGGCCGTAGCCGGCCGGGGGCGCTGCGAGTTCGAGCCGAATGGTTATGGAAGCCCCGCCATACATCGTTTCGTTACTGCCGGCATTGCTTTCAATGACGCCGTCGCACACATCGTCGGTGTTCGCGTATCGGAATCCACCGCAAAGCGTTATTCTGTCCTCCAAGGCGAAAGGGTCGCCCGTCGTTCTTAAAAACGTGTCTGCCGTAGGCGAAGACGATCCCGAGTATTCGCCGTAATCGAAGCGCCCTGCCCCATGTTCGTCGCTTGAAAACGAACCGAAGATCACGAAGCACTCTCCGTCGCTAGTCGCTATCAACGGTGAAACGTCTACCTGCTCCAATCCTTCGATCGCAGTCTGAGTTCCGATTTCGACGACGTGCGGTTTATTGTCCGCGCGTGACGTTGAGAACAACACAGCCTGCGCGACAAACACACCGGCTTCCTCTTGAAGCCATGTCGTCGTCGCACCCGAATCAGTGGGCTCCAACACGTCTTTCGTGAGTACGGTCAGGCGCTGTTCGAATGGCGTTTCAGAAGAAAAAACGCTGATCAATTCAGTCCACCCCGAAGGCACCGTCAAATCGCTGGTATGCGTGACAGCCATGATAAGCAGCGACGTCTGACCGTCCACATCGCTGAGCGACGGAATCGTTACACTCAGCGAACTCGCGCTTATATTGAAAGCCTGATTGCCTTCTCGCACGAACCGAACCATAGGCGGAAGCTCGACTTGCAATGTGCCGTCCACGCCGGCATACGATGTCAGGCCGTCTCGTTCGCAATACATGCTCCAGCCTATCGTTCCGTTTGCAAGAGCATGACCGACCCCAGGTCGATTGATGGCAACGGCCAGAAGATCGGAATACTGGAACGTCAAACTGGTCGCGGTTCCTTCCGCGAACGCATTCACGGTTTGATCGGACAAGTTAATATTGTCAATTCGCCCGAACAGATCGACGAATGTGATATTCCCTTCCTCCGGGGTCACAGATGTCTCAGTCCATGCCAGAATGCGCGCAGTCTCTGTGATTCGATTTCGATTCGCCCACGTGAATGTGGCGCTTCCGTTTTGCGGTATCGTGACGCCTTGCCCCCACGGCGAGCCCTCAATCCTCACATTGGCCGGGCGCAACGGTCGATGCGGTCGCGCTCCGACATCGTAGCGAGTGATATTCGAGACCACGCCCAAGGAATATTTCCCTTGCGACGTTTTTGCGAGCAACTGAAATTCTGCTCGTTCGCCTTGCGAGCGTATGGTGTCCAAATCCGCAACAGGGGTCGATTCGTCGAAAACCCATATCGGCGTTAGGGCGGGCCACGCACACGGCGTAGTGTCGAGAATTCCGCGCCGTAGCGTCCACCCGACGGTCGGATTGTATCCGGTGATAAGGCATAGCTCGGCTCGCCGCGTGCCAAACTTGTCATACCCATCATCGCCGAAACTGTCTTCCCCAATAAGGTTAGCCGCGCCAATCCACACGAAGCCACCGACCACTGGCTCAGTTGTTCCATTCAATGGGGACAGATCGGCGATAACCGTCGTCGGTTCGGCGACGATCGCGTCCTGAAGCCTCAAACGACCAATTGCGGGGAGTTCCGTCACATAGGTCCATTGCAGATCGCCGGCCGGATTGGGAAGGTTGCTCCAAACCTCGTAACTGAAAGAATCGTCGCCTTGCGGAACGGCGATCATACCGAGTCGTACTTCCGGATATTCAATGTCAGCATTCGGAAGCAAGTTCGCCAAGAAATAGGTTGGGAGCGTGAACACTGCCGCTTCAAGAATTCGTGACGGCGGTTGGCTCGGACTGCGCCATGCGCTTTTGGCCGCCGCTGTGTACGCCCCACCCTGAAGCGCGAACACGTCTTCGAACAAATTGACCTTGATCGCCTGATCGCCAGGCATACCGTAGTCGACTTTTCCGACACGCATGATCAATCGTTCCAAGCCGTAGTCCGGCCATGTGAGAGCGATTACTTCGCCGGGGACCACGTCCCAAAACCGTCGATCGAGAACCGCGTCGCATGAGCACAGCGGGGCAGCAGCCACGCGGATGTCCCGCTGTGCCAATTGCGTAGCAAGCTCAGCGTTGCGGATGCCGTAGTAATTTCGGCTGTCGGAAACGATCTGCCCCTGAGCTGATATGTTCCCAAGATCGTGGACCGTGACAGTTTCTTCCTGCTCGTTCTCGGGGTTTGTCCAGGTCACGACGATTTCGTTGATCGTTTCGCCGAGACCCTTGCGCTGGAAGTTCGTTAGGATCGCATCGTCTGGTGTAATCTCGCGCACTGTGTCCGGGTCGTAGTCTCCCCGGATAAGCTTGATTGTGAACAGGCCGGTGCGCGGATGCTGGAACACCGTTGCATTGATGTGCGCCTGCATGTCATTGACGATTTCTTCGACCGACGATTGATTTACCCATTGCAGAGCGACGCCAATCCCTTCGTCCCAAATCGTTTGCGCCGCAGCTTCCCATGACGCGGTGTCGAATTTCTCGGCCGGCGTGCCCATCCCTAGTTCGGGATCGACCATCGCCTCATAAATCACATGGACCGGGTTGACCGTGCCGTCCGGGAACTCGACAATTGTTTGATTCAGATACGGCGGCCTGTGAGCCACCGTCACCGACACCGGTTTGATATAAGGCTGATTCGCTGTCCAGTAAAAGCCGCGACGCACGCCCTGTATGCCGGTGAAAAACAACGACGTTAGCCCTCGAAAGCCAGGGACGGATGTGATTGTAGGGTTACTGTTTATCAGTATCTCTTGCAGGTATGGCGAAAGCACTTGGCTATCTGAGCCCATCAACACATGCACTTCGCCGTTGAACCCGCCTTCTTCTTTAGGCCCACCGAACAAGTCCGGTCTGTCGATGGTCAAGACGGCGTTTTCAGCTACGTCGCCAGACCAAAACAACTTGTCATCGGCGTACATAGCCGTGATGCGATCAGCCTTCGCGCACACGCCGATGTGCACCGAAAGGCGATACTCGGTGACTTCTATCTTCGGAGTGCCGCCCTTACCCATTTTTCTCCCCTTTGCGACGGCGTGCTTGTTCGACCACGAAGATTGCGTTGGCGTCGCCAGTGGCGAGTAGCGCTTCAGGCAAACATCCGTTCTCCATGAAGTCTCGGAAGTCGAGTCCGTTGCGTTCGAACCACTCCTTCGTCCCGCGCACGCACAGGCCGGTCTTCCGGATATCGTCAATCGTTATGATCAGTTCGTCGTTCATGCCTTGACCTTGTATTTTCTGATTTTCTTCTCGCCATACCACAGCACGTTGACGCCTTTGACCGTGACCTTTCCCCACACTCGCGGAATCGGCCGTCCGGCGTCGGCGCTCGGGTATTCGAGGTCGCGCGTCGCGCTCTGCGATTGCTTCGGCTTCGGTGTCAGAAGGTAAGCAATGACCTGTAGAACAAGCGCGATGAGAATCTGAACGAAGAACGCAAACATGTCATTTGAACGGGCTGATGGACGACATCGGATTCACTATCGGAATCCACGGCTGACCGCCGTAATTCGGAACATTGTCGTGCGATTGGCAGCCGACCAACGTGTGGTCGCAACCACGAACAACGCTGACTTCCATACCAACAGACAGACCAACCGGGAACCCGGACAGCAGATAAGCACCCCCCGGAACACCTACGATCGTACGTGTTTCGTTGCGCCCGTTCGGCTGTACCCATTCGATCATGCCGCCCGCGTGCTGCGCCGACGCGGACACCGACAACTGCACAAGCGCTCCGTCGAGGCTCTGCACCGTCGCGGTGACGGTAGCAGCGGCCTTGCTCGCCCGGCATGTGCGCGGGTCGTAGAGAACGAGGGGGCACCCGATTTGATAATTTCGACGCAAACCTGGGCGCTTCAGTCCCGTGCTCATCGGTTCGCATGTCAGTATGGCCTCGCGGCCCTTCCAGCGGCAACTCAGAGCACGACCATACCAGCACTGGATGAACTCATGTTCGGCGTCGTTCGCATGCCCTTGATAGATTTCGAGCCACACCACCGACGACGGGCTGTGCACGCGATACAGTTCCGGCACCTCGGCAAAAGCCGCCATGTTCACCGTCAGCGCCGCGCGATCCTGCGTCCCTGTCATGACAATCGCGCTACGCTTGATCGGGATCGGGCGATGCGTGATCAGGTTGCGCGTGATAGGTTTTTCAGCGTCGGTGTAAGCGTAATACTGATCCGGCTTATCTCCGTATCTGAACAGGTAAAGTTCAACCGGCTCGCCGCGTTCTACACTGGATTCGATGTCGCTGAAGCTCACTGCTCGTCCTCAAGTGTCTGCATGGCGATCTGAAATTGCGCCACATGGTCGGTCAGCCATTCAAGCGTCAGGATGTCCGACGCCAGTCTCCAGCGCGGAACCCAGCAGACCATCAGGACTTCTTCCGGAAGGATTTCACGCGGCCAGTTTTCGCCGACATCAATGACGCTATTTCCGTCTTGTGCCGTCATGTTCAGGACCGGGCGCAGCAGGTTCGTGCCGTCGAGCAATCGTACCATGACGTGCTTGAATACCGAACTTGTACCGTAGTATTTCAAGAGGTCCGTTCCGCTTGCGGTCATCAGATGCGCCAGCGGATTCAGCGTCTGAGCGACGCTGATATCTGGTTCCCAGGTTGGCATGTAGAAGCTGCCACGCTGACCCTTCAGCCGATGGAAGAACTGTTCAATCTCAAGCGCCTCTTGCCGGCTACGGGAGAGGAACGTCGCTTGCACGACGCGGCGACCGAACGTCAGCAGCGGAAGGTAGTTGGCAAGCCCGCGCCCGTAGTCGATTTCCT